ATCTAATTCTTGTATTTCTATAATGTCGTAATAAGCCCCATTGTAAAGAATACGCATACTCTCGTTTATACCAGCAAAATACCGTATCTTAAATCTAACCGCAATTGTAGCAGTAGTCTTGTCAGCTTCTAATTTTTCAGTACCACCGAACTTAGTTATAGATGAAAAACAAGTGTGATAAGTACTCCAAGTTTTAATTGGCTCACCAAAACTATTTTGAGCATTACTCCAAGTTTCTATTACTATTTTTCTATCTAATCTACCAATGTTCATATCTCTAGTCTTTGGCTAATCAAACTTAATTGATATTCCGTTGTTCTACTCATTACCCTGCTCAAACTCGCTCCCATTACATTAGTTTGTCTTGTTTCGAATAAATCGCCTACAATCATTCTAAGTGCTTGTGTTACCATTGGGTTAGTATTAGCAGCAGTAGTAATCTCAATTACATAAGGCCACGTTCTATCATACACCGTTGGAGCATTAAGAATTTCTACATCTGGGAATTTACCACCGTTTACAATGTAGTTTGAGCTTGCCCAAGTTTGTAGGTCATTTGCACTATCGTAATACTTGATGGCAATAGATTCCATTGGGTGAACATTTACCGTAAAATCATCCAAATCGCACATATAACCCGTAGCAACACCTTTTACTAATATGTTAGTTTCTTGATATAAGAATACGTGTGCCGCAGCAATATAATCCTCAATCAAATCATCAAAAGATGTATCTAAAATATTAAGGTGCAATTTAGCTTCGGCCAATGTTAAGGCCCAATTTACTTCTGGAGTAAATGTCGTAATTTGTGTATTTTGTGGTATGTTCATATTTTAAAAAAAAAGGGCAGGTTTAATCCCACCCTTCTTTCGGTTTAAGTATAGATAATATTATCCTAAAGTACCTACTGAAATAGCTGCATCTTGTACAAGTGAGGCATCCCAATAAGAGTTAAGAACTAATCTGTTTTTACCGCCAATTGCTTGGCTGTATGGATCTACAAGTATCTCCAGCCCGCCAAATTGGGCTATATAAAGTTTACTCCAATCTCCGTAGTACAATGCAGGGTTTGTAATGTCTGCAATTTGAGTAGAGAATTTAGCAGTTAAGCCCATAATCATATTGTTTACAAGCAATGGATTTACACCACTAACTTGTGCCGCAGTATGAACATCGCTAAACATATCGTGAGATATTGCAAATCCTAAGTTACCAAAGTTATGGTTGTTTCCAATCACTTCTTCCATAGTAGCTAAGATAAGTGCAGTTATAGCTGCATTCGTAATTGGCGTTTTTCCGCTTCCAAGATAAGAAAAAGCTCCATTACCAGAATCATCGCTGAAAACCGCATATTCTAACTTGGCAGCAACCGCTTGTTGGATAGCTGATTGTAATGCGTTTTCCAAAGATTGGTTGTGTTGCATTGCAGCTTGCTTAGAGTAATCTAAGTAAGTAGCTAATCTTTTTGGAGCAAGGTCTTTTTTAGTCATTACACTTCCACCATCCGCAGCATCGCTAGTTTCAGTTTCCCATTGTGTGGTTACCGAAGGTATGATTGGAATACGTGCATCAGTTGTAGTTGACAATTTAGTTATTCCTAAATCACCAAGTATCGTTTGAGCATAAACACCTTGTACAAAACTTTTTTCCTCGATACCAGTAGTAGAAGATACAGTTATTGCTGCTCTATTCAAGATTTGAGATGGGATAACAATACCGTTAGAACTTTGTCCAACTCTTGCCATTTCCATTTCACCTTCTTGGTGCATCTCTCTAACAACGCCATCCATTTTACCCGTAAAGGCTGCACGAACCGCATCCCCAAATGTAAATGCTTTAGCTACTTCTCTATCCTCTTTGTTTTCAATTTGGATTCCAGAACCAGAAACTTTAGAGGCAGCTTGTTCTGCTCTAATAGCTTCAAGTTTAACTTGTCTGTCTAATTCTACTTTTAAAGCATCACGCTCTGCAAGGTCTTTTTCAAATGCAGAAGTTTCATCCGCAGTCATTGATCGGTTTTCTTTTGTTACCGTATCGTCAAGTGCAACTAATCTATCGGTTAGCTCACCTATTTTTTCTCTGATTTCTTTACTTTTCATAATTATAATTTACGAATACAAATATTAATTCTCTGAATACCCTATAAGGTAATATTTTTAACTTTGGCTTTACGAAGGAGTGATTGGGTTGCCGCATCCATTCCTTTAGGCTCTAATTCTCTTTTAATTTCTTCTACAAAGTCTGCACTTCTTTTAAACGCATCTGGATTACTCCCAACAGAAACAACAGACCACTCTAATAACTCTTGGCGAGTGAAATAAATGGTTTTCTCATCTTCGTTTCTATCTTTCTTACCCCAACGATATTCGTGTACCCTTGCTCCAACGGAGGCCATTTTAAGCACCCCTTTGTTTACTTTTTTCCAAACTTTTTCGGCTAATTCGTTATCATCCTCAAAAGTTACACGGCCTATTAGGTTATCCCCTTCTCTAAATACTTCCGAAGTACCTATAATAGAATCTGGGTTCGCATCGTTGGCCCTATGGTTATATGCCACAATAGGGTTTCTATTGTACGTGTCAAGTTGCCAACCATCCATTTTAAACACCGTTCCGTGCCTATCAACAGTTTCACTTGATATAATGAACTCCGCAGTTCTGTTCTCTTGGTCTATACCTCTAATCTCGGCTTGGCGAGTTATTGTTTTCTCTTGCATAGTAATTTTTAATTTGTTCTAATGGTATTCTATTTAATTGCACTAATCGCTCATCCCCGTTTTCTATTGGGTTCAAATCTTCCAATGCTCTAATATCGTTAATTGAGTAAACCCCTATATCGCTCATAAGTCTGTAATGTTCTGCTTTCGCCTTCATATCAGTTCTAAGCAATCGGTTTACATTGTGTTTAAAATAAGTGCTTTTCTTCTCACTCTCACGCAGTAGTTTCCTCCCGTATTCTTGCTCTAATTTCTCTATCCAAGAACCAAGTCCATAAGTTACAAACTCAATACCTTGATGTTCTATATTGGAGAATGTAGCGTGTTCCAAATCATTTATCATGTGTGGAGGTATGCCCAAAATAGTGGCAATCTCGTTTTTTTGGAATTTACGGGTTTCTATAAATTGTGCATCCTCTGGAGGCATCCCTAAACGAGTGTATTTGCTGCCATTGTCAAGTATTGCAGTACCACCAAGTCCGTTAGGCCCATAATTATCATTCCACGCCTCTTTTATGCGTTTCTTTGTGTCTACATCTAGTTTCCCCTCGTATTCTATGTACCCATCAATCCTAGTGCCTTTGTTATAAAAATCAACACCATAATCTTGGGCCGCTAAAGAAAGTCCTAAATTTTGTGCGTGTGCTTTTATTGCAGACAACCCCAATACCTCATCAGTACCGAAACCCCTTAAATTGATAACATCTTCATCTCTAAATTGCATTACCTTAGTATCGTCCAACTTCATATCCCAATACAATTCATCATCGTATATTTTGGGTTTCATCATAGAAGTAGGTACGTTTAAAAGTGCAGTTGGGTTTGATCTCCCATCTCGCTCAATAATAGCAAGGCCATTACCGTGATTAATGGCAGAAGTAACTAAGATTTGTGTAAAATCGAATGCAGTAGTTTTGTAGTTGGCTTCTTTGTTTAGTAGGTATTCGGTTGGGTGGTTAACCTCCATTCTTACTGAACCTCTTTTTTCTAAAACGTCTATTGGCAATAACGCCATTGATTCAGATATACGTCTAACCCCTGCCCAATAAGCAGATAGACCCATAACTGTTTTTTCAGTTACAACAGTTCTGCCAACATTACCAAACATAGTTGACATAAAACCCTTAGTCGCATCTACATAAGGCACGGCACGTTTTATCTCAAAGCCTAAAATCTTCATTAATAACGCAAAATAAGACCCCTATCTCTGCGTATTGTGTAATAAAATTAACTTTGGGGCATAACAGTAGATATATGTAATGCTATCGCACTACCCATATCCTTGTGTTATGCTTTAGATTTACCTTTCTTGTGTCTTATGCTCTGCAAACTCTTGTACGCTTGGTAATTTGCACAAGGTTTATAATTTGGGAAGTAAATATTTATCTCCGCAACCGTTAATTCATAAGCCTTCTTCCTCTGTTGGCATTTCTTGTAATGTTTTTGGAATAAATTCTCAATACTCAATGTAACCGCCTCAATAATCTCATTAGGCACTTCCACTTCCTTCTCTTGGTCAAAGTGTAACTTCGCTCTATAAGAATCATAATCTTTGTAGTGAGTGTACTTTGGAGCATACTTCCTAATCAACTTTAAGGCTTCCTCATACGCTTCTTCTGGTTTATGCTCTCTTAGCAGCTCTAAGAAGATGTAATCAAAGTTCTGTTTGCGGTGTAGTGCATTGTACACCTTTTTTGGTATTTTCATTGGTTTATTAGTTCTTTTAATTTCTCTAACTCTATTGGCTCTATCTCTTTGTCACTAAATAATTTAAAATCCCAACTATTTTCAGTGTTGCCTACTATAAATACATTATAATCAACTAACTTTTTATTGAAGTAATGCACAATGTGTTCAGCGTGGTCTTTAGTTGTTGTGCTAGGGAATTGCACTATAAATATTGGTTTGCTCATATTAAAACTGACAATCTATTAAATACCCGCACACATTACACATTTGCTCCCCTTCCTTAAATGGTTTTACACAAGGGCAATCTTTTGGAATTTTATCATCTTCTTCACAAGGGAAATTTTGCCAAGAATAAATAACTGTAATTGGTTTGCTCATATTATAAATAATTCTCCTTCTTCTAAATAACTACCCTTCTCACTCGAATCTATTGCTAAACCATAGGCCATTACGTTGCTAATTATACCATCAACTTTTTTCTCTGGTCGGTTTCTGTCTTTTATTATCTTTATGTTGCCAGCAGGATCGGTTGCAACTTCCGCATTACCCGCCATCCATCGCAATACTGGATTACTAAAATGCTCAAACCTCTTACTCATAATAGCAGCTTCCAACTCTTTGCTTGGGGCATTCATAC